GTCCTGTTTAATATCTTCAAAATCATCACTTATTTGAAACGCGAGGCCAAAATATCTGACCATTTGTTTCACTTTATCAATTTTCTTAATTTTATTAATTTTATCAATTTTATCAACTTTATCAACTTTATCAACTTTATCAACTTTATTATCTTTATCAACTTTATCAACTTTATTAACTTTATCAACTTTATCAACTTTCTTTTCTTTATCAACTTTATCAACTTTCTTTTCTTTATCAACTTTATCAACTTTCTTTTCTTTCTCTATTTTTATTACACTTACCTTATTTCTTCTTTTTGAATGAGCCTGGTGTGGGGACAATGCTTTTCTTTTTACTTTTCCACCAGAAGAAATGAATTCTTTATATTTATTTGATAATGGTGATTTCATCGGAGATATTCTTTTCTTGACTTTTATTTTTGAACTAATATTATTCATAGTATGTTATTACAATATATATTTTTTATTATTTATTTTTTCGTATCCTGAAATATTTTTATTTCAGTATATAGTCTATGTTTACATAATTCATCATCATTGAATATTTCATAACAAATATTATTAATGATTAGATCACCAATATATTCTTCTTTTTGAATTTTTTTCAATGAATCTTTTAAAAATCCGCGGAGATGTTTTTTTTTAGAAATATAGATCGTATTAATTACATCATGAATTTCTTCGTCTGGTATAGATTCCATATTATTATCTACCAAGTGTTTCTTATAATTTTCTTTCACATAGAAAAATATTAAATCCTGGATTATCTTATTATTTGAAGACATTTAAATAAGATTGATAGTATTTAAATAATATTCAAACTTAAGTTTAAATAAATTAATTTTATTTATTTAAATAATAATAGTATGTTATTCTTATTTAAATATATAAAATTAGCATTATGGTCGGGTATTTATTATTATAAGAAATCAGATTTAGTATTTGACATCATTATTAAAAATATAAATGATTGTGGATGCCTAGCAATAAAATTTACACAATGGCTCCTCCCAAAAATTGAATTAATTTATGACTTAGACCCTAAAGAAGATCAATGGTTTGGAGAACTTGAAAAGTTTTACGAATATAATAACATCCATAGTCTAGAATACACTAAAAAAATTTATTCACAGGATTTCAATGAAGATCTTGAAGATATATATGAAATACAAGAGATAATTGGTTCAGGTAGTATAGGTCAGGTATATAGGGTAAAACACAAAACAACGGGTGAATTATATGCAATAAAAGCAGTTCATCCTAATATGAATGGGCAGATATTATTTTTAAAGTATGTTTTATTTTTTCTTATGAAAACTCCATTTATCAAAGATAGAATAGGTTGTTTACTACCCTTTAATTTATATGATTTCATAAGTGATTTTAATAATCAAACCAATATGGTCCATGAAGGGAACAATTGTATGAAATTTTATGAATTTTATAAGGAAGATAAATTAATTGTCATTCCTAGAGTATCTAAAGTTTCAAAAAATATTTTAATAATGTCATATGAGGATGGAACGCGGTTCGATGATTTAGACATTACGGAATATTCAAAATATAAGTGTATTGTTTTAATGAACTCATTTATTAAAAATAATCAAAACATTACAAATTTTAATCATGGTGATATCCATAAAGGAAATTGGAAAATTAGAGTTTGTGGTAATCTGTGTTATTTGGTTCTTTATGATTTTGGATTTTGTTGGGAAATGCCTTATGAGGATATTGAAATGGTAGAATTTATAGACAATACATTTATTAAATTAGACAATGGTGATCAATTAACAGAAGATATTATAGAAATATCTAAATATTTATTAAGTGATAAGTGTTCCGATGAAGTAATTAGGGATGAAATGACCAGGGTTAAGATTAAACTTGATCCGAATGTTTTATTTAAATTTATAATTACAATTGCACAGAAAGAAAATATTATTTTAGACTCTACCTTATTACAAATTTTAATATGTTTCACACAAATTACAAAATATTTAGAAAAATATAGTTTGGTTAGGTCTGAAGAAAATTATGAATCCGGATATTTAGGTTATGAGTATTATCGCAAAAGGTTAATCGATATTAAATCATTCTGCGAATCAAACGATATTTTAAAAGAGTATGTGAGATATATTGATAAAAAAATAAAAAAATATGATCCTAAAATCAATGATTTATTTGAAACAGTCGAAGTTGAGAATAAATTTGAAGATTACTCATTCCTAAAGGATATGGCATTATCATAATTAATCTTCTTTTACGAATTCCATATACTTTTTTTCTTTTTCTTTATCTATACGATAATATTTTACTTCAATATAGTCTTTTAGCATACTGCCACCTAATAAACTAACAAATAGTAATGGAATGTAAAAGTAATAGCTCATTTTTTTTAATAATAATACTTTTTTTTTAAATAAAAAATTTTAAATTTGAAATTTAAAATTTGAAAATTACTTAATAATAAAACGAAAATATAGTATCATGATTGATGCGGAAAAAATTATTAAAAAATATTTTGAGAGGGAAAATATATTAGTATTACATCAAATAGAATCATATAATTATTATATTAATTCAATTATTCCGAATATCATATCTCAATTCTTTCCTCTGGATATTGTGTTTAATGATAAGAATGATATTCATAGAATTAGAATAAAAGTCACAACATTTAATATCGGTAAGCCTATCACAACTGAAAATGATGGGTGCTCTACGATAATGACTCCTAATATTGCGCGAATTAGAAATGAATCATATTCTTCTCCATTATATATTAATTGTAAAATACTTATATCAATTAAGGATAACAATAACATTACTGAATTAGAAGAAAAGAATTTGGAGAATATCCTTATAGGAAAAATACCTATTATGGTACGATCAAAATATTGTACTCTTTCGATGAAAGGATATGACGGGGAATGTAAATATGATCAAGGGGGATACTTTATCATCAATGGTAATGAAAAAGTAATTATATCACAAGAGAAAATCGCTAATAATTTAATGCAGATATTTAAGAATAATAAAAATACAAAATATTCTTATATTTGTGAGATCCGTAGTCTTAAAGAAGATATATTTAGTATACCTAAAACATCATCCATCAAAATAACAAATAGACCCGATAAATATGATAATGTATTGAAAATCTTACTACCCCATATGAGGACTGAGATTCCACTGTTTATTTTATTTAAAGCTCTTGGTTGCGAAACAGATAAAGATATTATCCAGTATATTATAAATAATGATGATTCGCAAAACGACAAGGGTATTATTAAATGTTTAAGATTATCACTCATCGAATCTTCCGACATTTCAACAGAGAAAGAAGCCGTTCAATATATCTCAAATTATATTAATAATATAAATGGCTATGTTCAGACAGAAGAAAAGAAAATAAGTTATGTAAAAGATTACATACTGAAAGATTACTTAAACCATCTAGGAACTCCTCTTAAAAAATTACACTATACGGGGTTTATGGTTCATAGATTAGTAAAAGCCCATTTAGGCATTATTAATCTAGATGACAGAGATAGTTATATCAATAAAAGAATAGATACTTGTGGTTATCTCTTGGGAAATCTAACGTATCAATGTTTCCATAAGATTGTAAAGGATATCAAAAATTATTTAAATAAAGAAGTAAACTCTGGTGTATGGAACATCCATAAGAAATATAATGACATCATAAATGAGGTGAATATCAATAAAATCATAAAAGCATCTTATTTAGAAAATATCATCAAGGGTGCGATGGCAACAGGTAATTGGGGGTTGAAAGTGAACGCTACAAAACAAGGTGTATCACAAATTCTAAACCGATTAACATACCTTAGTTCATTGTCTCATTTAAGGAGAATACAGACTCCTGGGGGTCTAGAATCTGGGAAGTTGATCGAACCACGAAAGCTTCATCCAACTTGTTGGGGATATATATGTCCAAGTGAAACACCAGAAGGTCAGGCTGTCGGGATAGTTAAGAATATGTCTTTATCATGTGAAATAACAATCCAAAAGTCTTCACAACCTTTAAGGTTTTTAATTGATGAATTTATCATTAGGATTGATGAAATTGATATTTATAGTTTTAATAAAAACACAACGAAGGTAATTATTAATGGAGATCTTGTAGGCTATACAAATTCAGCAGATGATGTAACGAAAATATGCCGTGATTCGAGAAAAGAAGGAATACTTGATATTAAAACATCTGTTTACTGGGATAATTTTAATAATATCATTTACCTTTTCACGGATGGTGGAAGACCAATACGACCATTATTAAATACACGGATGGACGATATTAATACCAATAATCAGAAAATTAATGATTTATTAAAAAGAAAATGTATTGGTTGGGATGACCTTGTATCAAAAGTAAAAGATAATGGTTTTGAACCACCAATCGTATATATTGATTCTTATGAGTCCAACAATACCATAATTTCAACCTATATTGAGGATTTAGAACACCACCATACTCACTCAGAGATCCATCCTTCATTAATTCTTGGTGTATTGGCTTCGTGTATTCCGTTTCCTCATCATAATCAAGCCCCCAGAAATACATATCAATCTGCAATGGGAAAACAGGCAGTAGGGATCCATTGTACTAATTTTAATCAAAGATACGATACATTTTCTCATATATTATCATATCCACAAAGACCACTAGTTGAAACGAAGATGATGAAATATCTTAACACTAATAAAATACCTAATGGTATTAATGTTGTAGTGGCGATAGCAACATATACTGGTTTTAACCAGGAAGATTCAATCATATTTAATAAATCATCTATTGATCGTGGTTTATTCGCATCAACATTCTACAGAACTTATAAGGAGGAAGAAAAGAAAAATCAGTTATCAAGTGAAGAAGAGAAGTTTACAAAACCGGAAAAAGAAAAGTTATTATTACCAAAACCATGTAATTATTCTAAATTAGAAAATGATGGTTTTATAAAGAAGGATACTTATGTTGATGAGAATGATATTATTATTGGGAAAACCACACCTATAAAAAATAACGAAAAATATGATTATAAGGACAGCAGTGTCCCTTTAAAGAATAAAGAATTTGGATATATTGATAGTAATTATGTCAATGTGAATGGCGATGGTTATAAAGTTTGTAAAGTAAGGGTGCGGAACTTTCGGTTTCCAAAAATAGGAGATAAATTTTCCTCAAGACATGGACAAAAAGGGACGGTTGGTATGGTTTACAGACAAGAAGACATGCCTTTCACTAAAGATGGAATCATTCCTGATATTATTATTAACCCGCACGCTATTCCAAGTAGGATGACCATTGCTCAGTTGATTGAATGTATTCTTGGGAAAGTATGCTGTGAAACCGGTAATGTAGGGAATGGGACAGCATTTGATAGAATTAATATTGAAGATCTCCGTAATATGCTCCTTGAATCGGGACATGAAAAGAATGGTAACGAAATTTTATATAACGGAATAACAGGGGAACAAATCAAAACACAGATATTTATGGGTCCAACATATTATCAGAGACTTAAGCATATGGCTGGAGACAAAATACATAGTCGTTCGAGCGGTCCAATTGTAACTATGACAAGACAACCAGCAGAGGGAAGGTCGTCTCATGGTGGTCTAAGGTTTGGAGAAATGGAAAGAGATTGTATGATAGCACACGGAAGCTCGTCATTCTTAAAAGAGAGACTCATGGATGTGTCCGATAAATATCATGTTTATAATTGTGGGATATGTGGTTTAATATCAGTCTATAATTCTAAAACAAAAAGTTATGAATGCAAAAGTTGTAAAAACCATACAAATTTCCAAAGGGTGAACATACCTTATTCATGTAAACTCCTTATTCAAGAATTACAATGTATTAGTATAGGTCCGAGATTAATTACGAATAAGTAAAGTATTTAAGTTTAAGTTTAAGTTTTAAAAAGATAATATTTAAAAATATAATAATATTTTTTAAAAAATGGATGAATGTATGGATGATTATATTCTTAATATTAAGACAGTTCAATCTGGAGCATTCCGTATTCTTATAGAAGCTTTAAAAGAAATACTTACAGATGGAAATATAATTTTTGATGAAACCGGTATGAAATTAATGGCTATGGATTCAACCCATACAATACTCATACATATGAAATTAGAATCCTCGAACTTTGAATTCTTTCATTGTCCTGCAAAGACCATCACAGGTGTTAATATGTTAAATCTTTTTAAATTAATTAAAACAATGACAAATGCCGAGACTCTGACACTTTTTATTGAAAAAAACAATGAAAATTCGTTGGGAATAAGGATAAACAACACCGAGAAAAATTCTCAAACAACATACAAATTAAACCTATTAGATATTCCCGAAGATAATATAGTTATTCCTCCCGCCGAATTTGAAACCCAATTATCTTTCCCTTCATCGGATTTCCAAAAAATAATAAGAGATATGGTGAATATAGGTGAAAACATAGAAATAAAGAGCATTGGTCCCCAATTAATCTTAAATTGTAATGGTGATTTTGCATCACAGGAAACGGTTCTAGGAGAAACAAATAATGGTTTAAAATTCAATCAAACAACATCGCAAGATAAACCTGTCCAAGGTATGTATTCTTTGAAATACTTAATGTTGTTTACTAAGTGTACCAATTTATGTAATCAGATAAATCTATATATTAAAAATGATTATCCTATCGTAATAAGGTATAATGTGGCTTCATTGGGAGATATTAAATTATGTCTTGCTCCAAATACGATTGATTAATTAAATATTCGATTTATATAACGATTTTTCTAATGAAAGATATTTATTAACTTTGAAGAATTTATTATAATCATAATTTTTATCTTTTAACCAAATTTTTATGATATTAAATTCTTTTTTGGGTGAAATTGAGATTCCATTGATGATATTATTATCATCACTAAAAAATGATTCATTAATAATAGATAATAATAAGAATTCCCATGTATCTTTCATATCTATTGATGGTATTTTAAAAGATAAACATCCTCCAAGTCTATTATTAGGATCTTCCCAATTAGGAAAGATATTGTCTTTCATAAAGAAAAACATCCCATTTTGATAATAATTTTGTTCGAAGGAATCTGTAATAAGCTTGTAGTCAAACAAATTTCGGAAAATTAATAATTTTTGATAACTTTTTTTATCCCAATTGTTATCCTTAATTGAATGATACCATAGGCACCAGTTATTTTTTAATTTGTATTCCATAATAACTATACTTTAAAATATTTATTTAAGTAATTATTAAAAAATAATATATTTTATTATTATAAAAATGTTGGATCTTTTAAAAAAATATTCAACCATTATTGTTGTGTTAGCCTATACTTATTTATTATTCTTCCATGTTAAGGATAAAGAATATATGAAAATGTTAGGGTTGACCCTTGTAACTGCTACATTAATTTGTATGAACAAATCAACAAACGTTGAAGGTTTAACGAATGTTTCTAATTCTCAAGCCGAAGTTGTTAGACATATGGATGTCCTAAGTGGTGAAGAAGACATACCTATTTTAGATGATGAATATATTCAACAGCAAGGTCCAGTTGAGTTTGTCCCATTTGAATCAACATCGCGAATGGGTGCTTATGATGGTCTATGTATTAATACAGAGTATAAGAGTGTTAATGAACTAATCTCAAATGAAGAATTAATGACTTATTTAGGAGTTCAAGGACCATTAGAATCGGTAAAATCAGAAGATGTCGTGACAGGTCCTTCGGTTGATGGGGACGAAGATCAACCTATTAAGAAGAAATCCATTTTTTCTAATAACACCGTCAGTCTAAACTGTTGTGATTCTTCACCCTTTTCTTCAAGTAATGGTTGCGTCTGTGTAACAGATAAACAGAAAAAATTCATTCGATCAAGGGGCCATAATAAAACATCTCCAGATTATGTTTAGAGAATATTAAATAATAATTATTATCTCCCCAACATTCTTTGATGAATCATATCATAAGAATTGAATGCCTTTTCTTCATACTCTTGTAATCTCTGTAATCTATGTTGTTCCTGTTGTTC